TTCTTGATAGTTACTTAAAAAATAATCACGGATGTATTCCATCAATTCTGGATCACGTTCCATTAAGGTGAGTGTTGAAGCCATCATACCGCAAACACTTCGGATTTGATTCAACTGATCGGTATCTAGATCATCATGAACATCTTCTTCCATGTGTGCCGTTACTGTTCCTGCCCACTCTCCCTGTTCATTGAACTCAGGTTCAAGAACAATTGCAAATTGTGAACACGTATTCTCTTGATCTTCGGACATATATAACTACCTTTCTATTTTATCTAATGGAAATTCAATAAACTCTTTGGGCATCAGCTTAGCAGATTTTTTTATTTCTTCAACCCATTCATGGGGGACATCCTTGTCCGCATACATGAATCCATTCTTGGTGCACCAGTCACCGTAGCTTGACTTAGCTCCCTTACGAAGCTTCGCCTTACTATTTGTAAATACAAAACGAATGTCTAAATACGGGTGTTGCTTCTTAATCGCTAGATGTTTCATCCTGTCCTCCGGCGTAAACCTTCCTTTGGTTTCAATAATGATTCCATTCGGAAGCAAGAAGTCTGGAGTGTACTTCCTGTACTTCAGATCTTCCCACTCGATTTTAAGACACTCATATTTTGCATTACACTTTCGTTCCTTCAATGAATCCAATACTTTGTTTTCAAGTCCGGAACGATAGCCATGCCGAAGAGCATCAATCCTTGTCTTGCTCTTTCGTGGTTTCTTTATACTCATCAGCTATCTCTACATATGCAACGATAGGCGGTTCTTTCGCCTGCGATGCAAGTGAGGGTAGCTCTTTCAATGAGGGCCAGCACTTGTATCTATACTTACACCAACCGCATTCCTCACCGAGGATTTTATTTCCGGTTGGCTTCTTACGGAATGTTTCTTCAACAGGTTCAAAGCAACGCTTGAATTGATTACTCTCTAAGCTGTCAGCTTTTTTTGCAACTGAATCAATGATGTCATCGACTTCAACTTTCATATCCCACGCTGAGATATATTTGAATTCACCATTTGCTTTGTTAATTACCCACCATCCGCCGGGGTCAACGCCCAATGCTTTGGCATAGCCAGCAAGCTGACCGATGTAGCCAAACGAGTCATGGTCTTTCAGAGTCGCGTAGTCTTTGAACTTGTTCTTGAATGACCACGGAGATGCAGACTTAATATCATCTACCTTTCTGTCCATGATCAAGTCATGTGTACCATCAATCTTGTGTCTACCTGCGGTGAGAGTAGACTTGAATCCGTCACTGAAATCTACACCAGCTTCGGTAAGTACACCCTTAAAAATTGCTTCAACAATATCTCCTAACATCATGTTCATTAAGAAATTAGTTGGCATATCGACACCGGATTTAGGATCATTCTTGTCAAACCAAAGCTGACATAATGGCCTTCCGATATTAGACATACGCAAAGTAAACTTTCGTTCATCCTGATTGAATTGTTTGCGTACAGCTTCTTCTACATCACGAACGATGCGAGCGATGGTGGCATCTGACATGCCACGCTTCGCCTTGGTTACATCCTCCAGATACCGATAGACTTTAACTTCGGCTGGATGATTGACACTCATGCCTCGTCCTCAACCTCAATATCGATGAAGTCATCTACGATTTCTTTCTCCTCAGATTGAGTGCGCTTGTCGTTCCAAGCGTTTACAATGTAATCATTGTAGTTGTTGATCCACTCAATGAAGTCTGAGAATGTTGTTTGATCTGTATCTGTCAGATCAATCTGATTCTCAAAATCAACTGTCGCTGTAGGTAGGAAGAAGGAAGCTCCGGTTGGGAGACTACGTTCCTCTGTAGTAACTTCAATGTGATGTTGCACAGGCAGACGCTTCTGCTTAGCTAACATTGTGAACGGTTGTCCCATTGTCTTGAAAGCATCCTTGTTGTCAATCTCCCAGATAAAGGGGTGTACAACTGAGGCAACTTCATTGCCCTCTTCATCAACGGCATTGACTAACTCAACTTCACCAAGCAGTACACGGACACGCTTGATCTGCTTGATCAATGCTTTCATGTCGTCTGGTAACGCTTGGAAATCTTGGATGTATCCTGCGGGTTTACCACAGTTTAACCCGCCTGTGTTATCCTTCAGATCTCCATTGAGATCTTCAGCCATCAAAGTCTTGACGTAGTTCTTTGCGTCAGCATCGTAACGCTTGTACATAAAACGCTGTACGAACACACGGATACGTGCTGTCTCACCATAGATAAAGCTACCATCTGGCATCTGAAGACGGTACATACCTGCAGGTACTACCTCCATGTTCTTCTGCTTTCCTTTGACTTCAACCTGTCCCATGACTGGTTGATTCCAGATACGTAGGCGGGGCAGAGTCGATGACTTTGCTTTCGTATCTTTTGCCATGTCAACTGACATGCCCATGGCCTTAGCCATCTCTGCGAAGTTATCGCTGTTTAGTGTTGCTATTTCTGTAGTCATATTAGACCTCCTGTTGGTCCAGCCAGTTTACACCAATTTTTGCTTCAAGTAAAAGGGGTACATTAAAATTAATTTTAAATTTATTGTCAATGATTTCTTTCAGTTCACCATTAACTGACCCAATTACACCCATTACCTGTGCCTCTTCATCAGGATGTATGTCAATCACGATTGAGTCATGTACACTATTAACTATGCACGATTGCAAGCCCGACATCCGATCATGAATTTGCAAGAGCACAGCAGGAACTATGTCAGCAGTTGCGAAAGATTGCACCGGATAGTTCTTGATTGCAGTGAAGTTAGTTACTGAGCCATCCCTTCGTCTGCGTACATCTGGGAATGCAAACTTTCTGCCACTGGGTGTGGAGATTGTTTTGTGTGTCAGCACTTCTTTTGCTAGCTCTCTGTGCCATCTTGCGATTCCTTTGTACTTCTCTGTGAAGTGTTCGTAGTATCGTGCTTCGGCTGGTGTTCTTCCGTATCCAGTTGCTCCGTATAGCGGAGCGAATGTATGTGCCTTCGCCTCCTGCCTTGTAGTTGCCTGACCCGCTTCCGAAATGACTTGAGCCGTGTACGAATGGACATCAAAACCCTCCTTAACTTCTTTCATTGCAACTTCATCTTGAGATAAGAACGCCGCCACCCTGAACTCTAGCTGTGCAAAGTCAGCCTCCATGATCTTACCTCCTGCAAATCGGGAGATGAACACCCGTTTTACAGGAAATGTACCGCCACGTGGCATGTTCTGCATGTTCGGATCACGGCCACTGAACCTGCCAGTAGATGTCATGTGCTGTGTCAGCCTGACATGTAGCTTGCCATCATCCTTGAGAAAATTATAGATGCCGTCAACGAAACTAGAAAGATAGCTGTCCAGTGCAGATACCCTGCGAATTTTAAATAGAAAGTTCGCCGCTTGTTCCATGCCCTTTGAATGTGCAACACGCTCAAGAAACTCCAAGTTCCCTTTCGATGTGCTAAATCCATTAGCACTATGCCACTTTGCATTTGGTGGCGTGAACTTCAGACCCGCTAATCTATCGAGGTCTTTCAGTACATATCCTCTCCCGACACACTGCGAACAGCGTGTTGGTTTTTTGAAGTCAGAACCATCCTTCTTCTTCTTGAAGTACGTTCCGTTACCATTACAGTCTGAACACTTCGATGCTTTGGTACGCCGGACTGGAGTAGTTGATTCATTAATGAGTCGTTTAAAGTCACTATTACTCATGTATGGATCACCTGCCATAGCCCATTGGGTTTTATCCTTCGGCTTACGGGAATAAATCACCCAGCCCAACTGCTCTGGTGAGTTAAGATTGATCGGAGTATCGCCCATCAATTCCTTGATGTCAATGCCTAACTCCTGTTCAAGCTTCTGCTTCTCCAATTCAAACTCAGAACGAACTTGCTCAAGTGCTTTCGTATCTACGGTAAATCCATTGCGATATATTTTAGAAAGCAACGCACAAGTATCCATTGTCAATTCAATCACAGGATATAGAGTACGATTGATGTCGTCACGCAGATCCAATGCTTGCTCATAATACAGGGCCATGGTCGTTTGTAAGTCGGCGTACAAGTATTCCTTAAGCTCTTCGTATGGGATTTCATTAACCTGATACCCCTGCTTCAAGTAATCTTTCAGGGTGTCTTGCTTTTTAAACTGCAAATCTCTGCGCTCAGCAACAGCTTCAAGTGACAGCGGTTCCTTGACTCCTTTCTGAAGCACATACTCAGCAAGCATCGTGTCCCAGATAGCACCGTCATATTTAAATCCTGTCTCCCATATCCAAAGCAAATCATGCTGTGCATTGTGAGCAATTAACAAAGTTGTCCTGTCGAGTATTGCTTGTATCTCATCACAGTCATGCTTCCTGTATTCGTATTTACAATCGTAGTCAACGTGGTCAAACGTGTAGTGCTTAGGCTCTTCACCTTCTACTTGTATCCCAACCATCACCAAACTATTTGTGGGTGTAAATGGGTCTAAATGTAGTTTACCGTCACGTTTAGTTACTGTGTTCTCTACATCAAGAACTACTTTCATGAATCGATACCTTCCATAAATCTTCAATCGATAAATTATAACAACTTGATTTCACGACATACCCATTGTCCGGATCAACATCACCCTTGTTCATGTAGCGAGCAACTTCGTAATACTGCAAGCGGGGTATCATACCTAAGAACCACGCAACGCTGTAATCATTCTTGACTCGCACAAATGCAAGATTGTCACATGATTGATGTGTACTTAATTTAGCGACACTGCAATCGTAATGAGGTAGTGGTGTGACGGAAGTTCTCTTCGTCTTCACATCGACTGTCTGACCATTGATCAATACAAGATCATAGTCGTATGTGTTTTGCTGTGTAGCACCTAGCAATTCAGCAGTCACAATCTCGCCAACAAAACCAGCAACATTGCCTTGCCCTTTCGTAATACTGTTGTTGAGTTTCCCCATCTCAACAGCCTGCTTCCTTGCTTTCAGCAATGCCTCATCCGATACTGGTATCTCAATCATACTTCATACCGCCCGATGTGATAGTTTAAATTACAGGTAATGTATCCGTGCCACC